ATACCCGAATCTTGTCTTTCTCTTGCTCGGTGAACGTGACACCTGATTTGGCTAGGGCTGTGATGCCTTTGATTGGGTCTTGCAGGGCTTTGCCGAGCTGAATGGCGTTGGTTTCGGCTGTACCGAATCCTGCAGCTGCCAGATCGAGGGCAGCCAGCGTGGCCCGGTCGAATGCTCCACCAGCATTGTTCACGGTCTTGGTCAGCTCGCTGAACGTAGCCAGCTTGGTCTGAGTTGCCTTGATTACGTCAGCATCCACCGCAATCGTCCGTTCCAGCTGTTCTGCGTACTCTGAGACACGTTTGGTGGCTGTAGGCACGCCCATGCTGGTCAATACCTGATCCAAACGCTGCGTGGCCTGTCGAGCCTCCTCAGCGCCCTTGGCAGCCTTTACCAAGAATGCTGTCAACCCAGCTACAGCCAGGCCAGCCGGTACGGCAGCCTTCTTGAGCGCAAACGATGCTTTAGCGCCAGCGCCCTCGAGCTGCTTGAACTCGGCAACGGCCTTGTTGATGCCTTTGCCGTCAAACTCGGAAATAATTGGGATTGTTACAGCCATTAGCGAGCCAGTCTACGATTCGATGCTTCAGTCAGTTTGTCAGTCAATTTGCGCAAGTTGTCGTTCACCTGCTCGGCATGTTTCTCATACGTCGGCCACATCAAACGCGACGGTGCACCATAAAGCGTTGACAGCGCCTGACCGAGCATGTTTGCGTTGCTACGGCCTGCCATATCAAACACAGTACCGATAGGGCTTTTCATGGTCACGCTGAACACTGCCAAACTGTTGCCACGCTTGCGATTGCTGAACCTCGCAATGATGGATTTGCTCACAGCGTTTTGTGACCAGGGCGTTAGCCGACCATCACGCCATTTACGTCCAAAGCCAGACAACGGCAACCGCACAATTTGCACTCGAGCATCTTTGACGATCGGATCAACGATTTGCTTGAAGTCGCGTTTGATTTCTTTAGCCAGGTCAGGCTCAAGCTTCTGCAATTCGCGCAATGTGTCTTTGATGCCGACAACGGTGAATGATGCACTAGCGGCCACGTTTGTCTCGCATTTTCTTTGCCAGGAGTTGAACGGTAGCCAAATCCTCCATATCGAACTCCACGTTGCTGGGCCAGAATCCGGTAGCCAACAGCAGCTCCGCTAATGCTCGTCGGAGGCTGCCGGATCCGTAGGGTGTGGTTGCGCGACCTCTGCCACGCTAAAGTCCTCGACTGATTGGAGCCAGGTGTCGTAGTCACGGCCTTCACGCTTTTCGGCTGTGAGCGCGTGCCAGGCCATGTACATCAAATCGTCAATACCTACACCTGATTGCAGATCGGAGGTACGGCGCTTGAACTTGCGTTCCCATGCAGCTGCAGTGGCAATCGTTGTGTTGACCGATTCATTCACCTGCTGCCCGGCTGGTGTCCTGTAGGACACCTGAATGGTCAATTTCACGGCGTGGTGTCCTCAACCAAGGTGCCACCGACCAGCGTGATTTCCACTTCGCTCAACTCGCCCACGGAGCCGTTGACCACATCGAGCGACTCGAGATAGCAGCCGGTTACCTGCATTTCTGGGTTGGTCGCGCTGATTGCACCTGAAGTCGGCTTCACTGCGACATAGCAGCGTGTGCCCACCAAAGCAGTGAGATCGACGTACGTGCCAGGCGTGGCGCTGTATTCCATCAGCAAGGTTGCCGTGACGGTCACGTTGGTGAGTCCACCGACGAACTGACGGCCTGTGTCACCGAATGATGACTGGTCAAGCGATTCACGCGACTTGGTTACGACCACCGACTTGCACTGGTCGGTCAGGTCAACGGTGGAGCCTGAGCTGGCACCGATGAAGAACGTGGGGCTTGCGAGATATGTGGTTGCAACAGCCATGTGTCGATACTCCTTGTGTTGGAGGCTCGCTGCAAGCCTGTTGGCATTCTAGTAGCCCTATGGTGCCACTTTGGTGTTGATTGTCAGCTCATAGGCCGGGTACGTCGCTCCACCGTAGTCAACGGTTGTCGGTCGGGCTTCCGTCAGCCCAATCTTGGCTTCCCTAATCAGGTCAGCCAGGTCAAGCAGTTGATTGAGTGTGCGGTTGTCGCCGGTGCCCATGCCGACGATTACGACACGGAATTGCATGTTGGCTACCACGTTGGTTTCCACAAATATGTTGGGTGCTTCCACGATGCAGCATGGCACGTTGATATTGCGTGGGTCGTTGAACACTGTCAGGCCAGTAATGGTCTGCAGTTTGGCAACCAGCTGGTCGTACCCGGTCTTGAACAATGTGTCAGGCATCAGGCCACCTGTGGCTTATTGACTCCGAGCAGGCGCAGGATTTGACCATAGTTGCCGGTCACCGGGCCACCTGTTGCTAGTGGGTCAAACGATGCAAAGGCTTCGGTGCTGCCACGTTCGCGGTACAGGATTGCTGCGTACTGCACCGTGCCCAGCTTTACGTCGCCACCTGGCACCGAGCTCGGTGAATCAAAGTACCCGGACTCCTGACGCTTGCGATATGCGAACTGGTTGGCTGCGCTGATTGCCATGTTGGCAACGTCCAGGTCGGCGCTCGGGTTGGTGAACGTGAAGCCAAGGTAGTCCTCAAGGTCGCCCAGGACAATCCAGGAGCATGTGATGCTGTAGGTGACTGTGCCGGTGGCAGCTGCTCGATCAGCGTCATCGGTGGTCAGCGCGAATTGCACCTGGTTGGGGATGATGGTGTCGGTGTCGTACTGGTAATCACCCTGCTGGGATACGCCGATGAAGTAATACTCGGGCAGCGCCAGAATCTTGTGTGTGCCATTCCAGGTGGCGTTGATGCCACTGATGGTTATTGACTGTCCGACCTCAAAGTTGTGAGGCTCGAGCAACTGAACGATGGCAACATTACTGACAACCTGTTTATGGGTTACCGAGTAAGTCGCCACCGTTCAGAGTCGCCTGGAGGGAACGAGCTTTAGGCGCGAGTGACGAACTTGGTCGCGTCAATCATCAAGGTGGCGAAGTAGCCACGGAACTTGATGTAGCGCGACAGTGAGCCATCGGCTGCCTCGACTTGGAGGGCACCCTTCTGCTGTTCGTAGATCTCGAAGCCATCGGATGCGCCGACGTACAGGTTGTTGCCGCCAGCCTTGACAAGGTTCTTGTCAACGACGACCGTGAGGCCGAATGCCGTGCCTTGAACGCTGCCCGGCTCAAGTGAGCCAAATGCGTTCATTGGGTTCAGGTTCGGGAACAGTGGGCGGTCTGCCGTGTCCACGAGGGCACCCAGGTTCGAGTAGTACAGCGGATCCATGATCAGCACGTTCGGCAGGTTGCCGTTCGAGTTGGTCAGGATGGTCTTGGCAGCTTCGTACACGAACGCCGCCCAGTTGGCTGGGTCGGTTGCCGAGGTCAGCGTTGCGGTCTGAGATACGCCTGCCTCGAACTGAGCACATGCGTATGCGTCGGTCTCGTTGGCGTAAATGCGCGCCATGTCATCGACGAGGAGGCCAAGCACTTCTGGCTCCGTCCAGTCCATGTCTTCTTCCGACAGGCGAACGTAGCCACCGAACACTTGCTTGGTGACGTTGTTGTTTGACACAACGAACGTGCCCTGGTCGAGGTTGGCGTTTTCGCCGTTGCTGGCACCGATCGTGGTGTGCGTGGTCACCTTGGGACGACGGAACACTTTGCCGCCGCCTGGGAGAGCGCGCACGCCCATTGCAGTGACGAGCGGCCTCCAGTTTGGCATGTAGTTGTTGTACACCGGGCCGAGGATTGGCTCGGGCAGGATGCCGGGCGTGTCGGTCGTGACGACATCGGGTGCCGCGGCTTTGATCTTGGCGTGGAACTCGGCGGCCTCTGAACCACCAGCAAGCACCTTGACGAGCCATTCGCCAACTGATGGCATTTGAAACTCTTTCTTGGGTGCAGCGAACAGCATTTGTGGTGCTGGTGCTGGTGCAGGAACTTCGGCTGGTGCTTCGACCTTGACTTCTAACATTGTGGTTGTCTCCTCTTGGGGTTCGGTCGCTGCAACCTCTGTAATCATAGCACCCTTGAAAGCGGGCGCAGTCACAAGTGACAGCTCCACCCAGTTTGCCTTTTTGATGATCATGGTGCCGTTGTCGTCGTAGGTTGCGTCAACTACGTCAACGCCGACCGATACCGAGTCCACGGCTTCGTCTTTGATGAGCTCGAGCATGTCGTTGCCCTCGGAGGTGGCGCTGATTCGGGCCGTGAACAGCATGCCTTCCTCGGAGTCCAGGCGGCCAGTGACCACGCCGACCGGTTGCTCAGAATCGTGGTACTTCAACAGTTTCGGCTTTTTGCCGGTCACTGGCAGGGCTCCACGCTCAAACTTGACACGTGTGCCATCGCTTACGGTTGCTTCGGTATTCCAGGGCACAGCCACGCCGCTGATTGTGCGTGGTGACTCGCCATCCTCGGCCAGTACGAACGTGTTTTGGGCAGTTAGGCGAATCATGATGCCTCGCTTTCGTCATTAGAGGGTAGCCCCCGAGCAGGTGCAGCGTTGTCCTGCTCGGGAGACATATCGGCTTCCTCCAGGTAGCTCTCAACGTCAAGGTAAATGTAGCGACCGCGTGGTGTCACGCTGTTTTGGCTGAGTGTCTGCTCGATGCAGTCGATGAACGGCTTGGCACCAAATAAATACAAGTCTTGACGTGCCTGCTGTGCGTTTTGGTACGTCATGCCGGATCCTGATGGTGCACCAACCAGGTACGGAGGGATGTTTGCCAAACGTGCCATTTCGAGTGCCTGGTATGTGCGTGCCTCGGTCAACTGCAGCTTGCTCGGATCCATGTAGGACTCTTTCCAGTCCACGTACTGGTTCAACGCAGCAATCGCATTGTTGTTTCGTGCAGCCGCAAATCCGGCAGCCAACTCGCTGAGCTCCTCACCGCTCAATGGCTCGCCTTCGGTCTGCTTCAGCACACCGGCTGGAGTTTGATTCTTTGCGAAGCGCTCGGCGCTGGTGTCAAGGTTGATGTTGGTGCGGATTGATCGAGCACCCATTGTCAGCAAGCCCTGGATTGGGCTGAGGAATTGCACAACGTCGTTTGGGTCGAGCCGGTAGCCGTTGAAGTACACCTCTTTGCTTGGGCCGAACCATTGTGGGCCAGCCTGGTCACGTGTCTGTACGTTGTCGGCTGGAATCCACGTAAAGGTTGCCGGGAAGCCGTTACCAAATCGGCTGGTCACAATCCAGAACGCGCGACCGTAAAACAGCAGGTCATCGGTTGTCCAGGACATGATGAAGTTGCGTGTGACGTTCGGATCGGGCTGATGGAACCACGTGTCATCAGGTAGGTGCACGTCCTCGTAGTCCTCGCCCACCCATTGCTTTGAGTACTGGTGAATCTCCAGGCAGCCGACCATCGAGCAGATCAAGTCACGTGCCCGGCTGATGGTTGGAATCTGGATTGCAGCCGACCTATTGAAGTCGGTGGTGTAGGTCATGAAGTTGCCGACAAGTGGGTTGCCTGCAGCGCCAGCAGCGCCTACTTCAGCCTTCGTGTTATTAGCGACAGCGCGCTTGAGAGAGAATCCAGCCATTGTGCAGTTGAGTCTAGGCGCTTGATGCAATGACAGGACGGTTGACCATTGGTCGTGGTCGGCTCATCATGCCAACAGCCCACACCAAGCAACGTGCCAACTCAATCGGCCCAGACGATTTTTGCGATGACAATGCGATAGCGCCAGGAGTACGAACTGCCACAGCTCTGCCGACATGTTCAGCCAGCATCGTTTCACCAGTGTGTTTGACGCGGCCTTCGTTGATCAGATTCTTGACCATCGACGTGTACCGGCTGATCTCCTGATACCCGACCAGCACCCTGCGACGTTGCAGATCGGAGGGGCAGTTGGTGTCCAGTGTCGGCGTAATAGCAACTTGCAAACCTGAGTTGGAGGCCAACTGATGTCGAATGTTATCCCAGACCTGTGTGATGGTTTCGCACATGAATGCGACAGTCGCAGTCAGCATCCCAGCAGTATTCGCGTTGACACGTACAGCCACGTACCTGCCATCGTCTAAGGAGACTTCCACGGCGAGCACGCCGCCAGGCAATGGTGGCAAATCGGTACGACAGGACTCCCACCGTCCAGGTGGCAGCCACGAGAGCTCTGATTGCACCCATAGGTTCACGCTAGAGCGCAGGAAGCCTGCACGATTTGGCCCCTTGGATTCGGCCTGCACTGTGCGTATGTCAAGTGTGTGCCCCAGCGCCGGGTTGGCGTACTCCCATGCAGCTTCGCTCATCGGATCTAGTTCAGGTGGTGGGCTATATTCAGCCAGGTACACACTGCCAGTGCTGTCACCCGAGTCGATGGCGCGTATGCCTTGCTCACGCCAACGCAACATGGCAACGCTGTCCTCGGTACCGGCAGTACTCCACATCGAGCACAACGGATTCGGCCTCGCACGCTGAGTCGGCAACAGGCCAATGTCCAACGTCTCTGAGTCAATGCCAAACACTTCGTCAGCAATGATGAGATCCACCGACATACCGTGACCGCTCGATGGCCTGGCTGCTTTGACATACCACTTGGATTCACCGACCTTGATGCTGTTGCGACCGTACGCCCATACAGCTTTGACACCAAACTTAGACTCGATGATTGGTGCCAAATCTTGAAACAGCGCAGTGGCTAAATCAAGCCGATGAGCCGTAGTCAGGATTGTCTGTGGGCCGACCTGCGTGGCGTACTGAGTCAGCCACCATCCGAGCAAGGCTTTGAGGGCAACGGTCTTTCCGTTCTGTCGAGCAACGGACACAAGTGAAACGTGGTTGAGAAACTGCCCTTCGGCATCGACGGCAAGTTGATTGTTGAGAACATGCCTCTGCCAGGGCATGAGCTCCACTCCGAGAATACGCTGAGCCCAATCTGCAACTTCCGGGCCGTAGCTTCCGGCAGCATCCGTGATGATCGTTTCGATTCGTGGCAGGTCATGACCTTTTCCTTTCCGCTTCGGGCTTTCCTTTTGGGATAACGAGAACG